TTCTGCGCCTCCTGTTACTATTCAATCTGGTAATGCTTCCTCTGGTGCTTCTGCTCTATTTGCTGACTTGTCTCAAGCTACTGCTGCTTCTATCAACGACTTACGTCTTGCCTTTGCTGTTCAGTCTTTGCTTGAACGTGACGCTCGTGGTGGTACTCGTTACACTGAAATTCTTAAAGCTCATTTTGATGTCACTTCTCCTGATCAGCGTCTCCAGCGTCCTGAATATCTCGGCGGTGGTTCTGTGATGGTTGGCGTCAATCCTATTGCTCAAACCTCTGGCACTTCTGCCTCTGGCACTACTACACCTCTCGGTCAACTTGGCGCTATGGCTACTGCTCTTGGTTCTGGTATTGGTTTCAATCAATCCTTTACCGAGCATGGTTTCATTATCGGTCTTGCTTCTGTACGTGCTGACTTAACTTATCAGCAAGGTCTTCGTAAAATGTGGTCGCGTCGTACTCGTTTCGATCATTATTGGCCCGAGTTCGCTAATCTTGGTGAACAGTCTGTTCTTAACAAGGAAATTTACGTTCAAGGTACATCTGCCGATGATCAAGTCTTTGGTTATCAAGAGCGCTGGGGTGAATATCGTTACAACCCTTCTGAGGTGACTGGTCTCTTTAAGTCTACTTCTTCTGGTGCTATTGATGGTTGGCATTTGGCTCAAAAATTCACTTCTTTGCCAACTCTCAACTCTACGTTTATTACTGAGTCTCCGCCTTTGTCTCGTGTTCTTGCTGTTGGTTCTTCTGCTAATGGTCAGCAATTCTTGTGTGATTTGTTTTTCAACAATCGCGCTGTTCGTCCCATGCCTCTCTACTCGGTGCCCGGCTTAGGTCGGATTCTCTAATGTTTGGTATTGACGACCTCTCTTTAGCTGATGGTTCTTGGCAAGCCCTGGAGGGTGGCTCTTCTGGTTTGTTCAATGGCATGGGTTCTGCCATGCTTGGTGCCTTCACTGGTCACTCTGCTGCCCAAGAAGCCAACGCTGGTGCTCTTGCTAATACCCGTGAAAACAACGCTTTTCAGGAGCGCATGTCTAACACGGCTTATCAACGTCGAGTCGAGGATTTGAAGGCTGCAGGTCTCAATCCTATGCTCGCTTACATGCAGGGCGGAGCTTCTACTCCTACGGGTTCTGTTGCTCCTTACTCTTCGCCTACTGGTTCGGCTTTTTCACATGCGAAAGGTGCTTATGAAACTTCTTCGACTACTTCTTTACAACGTGCACAATTGGAGGCTTTGTCGGCTACTACTGCTGCCGATGTTGCCCTTAAAAATGCGGAAGCGGACAAGGTTCGCGCAACTACACCTACTATTAAGCCCTTAGCAGATGCGAACATCTCGCACCTTACCTCTTCTGCCGCTTCTGCTGATCAATCTGTACGAGAATCTTTATCTCGTGTAGATAATCTCAAAGCGGAACTCCAAAACATCCCTATTCAGGGTGATCTGCTGCGTTCTACTATGGCGCATCTTGACGCTCAAATTGAGCAGTCATTCGCCAATACTGCTTTGACTCGCGCTACGTTACCTAAAGTTAAGGCTGAAATTGCTCAAATTCTTCAATCTACCCTCACTGGTAAGGCTGAAGAGGTTCATATTCGTGCTTTAATCGAAAACGTACAAAAACAAGCTTCTTTAATCGTTGCTGAAACTAACCTTAAAAACTTAGAGTCATCTCATAGTTCTTTTGGTCTTTCCAAATCTGCTGCAGAATCTGGCTTTTGGTCTTCTGGCTATGGTCAAAACGGTGCTCTACCAGTTCGTGAATTTACTCAGCGGCTTGGTGATATTGTTGGCATTGGCGGCGGTGCTGTTGGTGCTTATATCGGCGCTCGCGGCGGTTCTCAAAAATCTTCTTCTTCTTCTTATCAATATCAACCTCCTGCTCCTCGTTCTCCTTCTCCTTCTCCTCAACGTAATTCTCTTTGGAATAAATAACATGAAAACACGTAATCCTTTTACTTATGATGCTGCTCTCGCTTCTAACGAGTCTGCTCTTACCTGTGATGATCCATCACTTACTCAGCAGCATCACGCTGATGATTGCGATATCAATGAAATTCTTCGTCGTTTCAATGTAACTGGTCATCTTCCTAATGTCTCGGATAACAATCCACAATATGTCGATGTTACTCATGTACCTGACCTTATGACGGCTATGAATAAACGCGCTGAAATTAGCGGTCGTTTTAGCCGTCTTTCTGCTACTGATAGGGCTAAGTATGGCAACGATGTAAATAATTTTGTAAACATCGAATTAGAGGCTGTAGAAGCCTCTTTATCTGCTCAGGCTGCTGCCGATGCTGCTGCTGCGGCTGCTGCCGCTGCTCCTCAACCCGATAAGGGCGAACCTGCTTAAATGGTTCGGTGGGACTATCCCTCTACTTGATGTTAATAGTCCCACTGACACCTTTTTGTCAAAAAAAGTGTCTAAACTTAAAAAACTCTGTTACAATTCATTTCAAGGAGGATTTTTATATGGATTGGTTCAAAACTCTCGTAATGCTTATTGCGTTAATCGTGGCTATGCTCTTCACTCGTGATGTGCTTAACCGTTATCCTGCTGTAGCTTCTGCTTTGGAAAATTTATCATGAAACCTTTATCTCGTCATTCTGCTCATGGTTCTAAATCAAAGTTCAATCACAATGCTGGTCGTACTCAATCCCTTAACATGAAATCGCAAATGCGCGGTGGCTGGCGTCTATGATCTATGTCTTGCACGTCTCCCATTACTGCTTATCGATTGGCTGATCGTTCTACATTAGCTTTTCATGTCAAACACGGTGATGATGTACTTGAAGAACTTCAACTCCCCTGTAATTGGTGCTCGTCTTGCCGCATACGACGCTGCCGTGACTGGTCAATCCGTGTTATGCATGAAGCCTCGTTATACGACTTCAATGCCTTTGTCACGCTCACTTATCGTGACGAATTCTTGCCTGATAATCGGTCTCTAGATCATTCAGATTTTCAGAAATTTATGAAACGTCTTCGCAAAATTCAACCTGCTGTTCGTTTCTATATGTGCGGTGAATATGGCGATCAATTCGATCGTCCTCATTTTCACGCTTGCCTCTTTAACTGCAACTTTTCGGATAAGCGTCTCTGGAAACGCACTCCCGCTGGTTCAGTTATCTATCGTTCTGCTACTCTTGAACGTCTTTGGACCTTTGGCTTCTCTTCAATTGGTGATGTTACGGCTGAATCTGCCGCTTACGTTGCCGGTTATGTTCATAAAAAAATTACGGGTGACCGTGCTGAATCTCACTATGAATCTATACACCCACAAACTGGTGAAGTCTTTCAAAAACATCCTGAATACAATCGTATGTCTACTGGTCGTGGTCCTACTGGTGGTATTGGTCGCGCTTGGTATGATAAATTTGGTGGAACTGACGTACACCTTCATGACGGTATCCACTTACTCGGTAAAACCCATAGTGTTACTGTACCCAAATACTATGACAAACTTCTTGACCGTATAGACCCTGATCGTCTTTCTGATCTTAAAGCCGAACGACAGTTCAACGCTCTGTCTTTTGGCTCTGAGTATGAGCCTGAAGTCGCCTCTAAGCGGCTTGTCGCTGATGCTCAATTATCTGTAAAAAAGCGTATTTTGGAGTAATTATGAAACAATCTCTCGTCTCTATCAATGATATTCTTGCTCGTACTTTTCAGCGTCCTTGGGCTTCGCCTTCGCTTGCTGTGGCTATTCGTGCATACGTTGACGAAATGCGTAACCCTGATTCACCACTGGCTAAACATCCTGAGGATTACGATCTTTATGAGGTCGCTACTTTCGATGATGAAACAGCTATAGTTGAATCATTCCCTGAGCCTCGTTTACTCTTAACTGGTGCTAAGGCTTTCGAGTCTCTATCATCTTCTCCCACTGTTTAACAAAATGGGGGGCTTGCCCCCCATGTAGCCGCTTGCGGCGTAACCTTAGGACTTATCATGCACCAAAACAAATCCGTTTCTACTCATCAATTCGCGCTTAATCCTTCGTCGCGTATTCCTCGCTCTGCGTTTAATATTCAAAAAACGCACAAAACCACTTTCGATGCTGGCGATTTAGTGCCTATTTACGTCGATGAGGTTTTACCTGGCGATACGCACAATGTTCGTACTACTGCTTTCGCTCGTTTGGCTACGCCTTTATTCCCCATTATGGATAACCTCCATATGGACATGTTCTTTTTCTTTGTTCCTAATCGTTTGGTTTGGACTAATTGGAAGCGTTTTAACGGTGAACAAACCAACCCCGGTGATTCCGTTGCTTATACTATTCCTCAGCAAGTTTGCCCTTCTGGCGGTTATGCTGTTGGCTCTCTCCAAGACCACATGGGTCTTCCTACTGTTGGTCAAATTGGTGGTGGAGCTACTGTCTCTCACTCTGCCTTACCGCTTCGAGCTTACAATCTTATTTTTAATGAATGGTTTCGTGACGAAAATCTTGTTACTTCGTTGACGGTTGATGTTGGTGATTCTGGGGACAGTGTCGCTAATTACACCATGCGTAAACGTGGTAAACGTCACGATTACTTTACTTCTTGCCTTCCCTTTCCACAGAAGGGTACGGCTACCTCTTTACCTTTGGGCACATCTGCTCCTATTGCGTTTACTGGCACTGCTGGCACTGCTGCTAATTTGAGTATTCGTGACACGGCTGGTACTGCCACCTATATGGCGGCTTTTTCTGCGCCTCCTGTTACTATTCAATCTGGTAATGCTTCCTCTGGTGCTTCTGCTCTATTTGCTGACTTGTCTCAAGCTACTGCTGCTTCTATCAACGACTTACGTCTTGCCTTTGCTGTTCAGTCT